GGCTATAATGTAAGTGTCAGTTAAGGGAAGGGGAAAAGATGAGATATGTTGATTTTGTCCTTGATGATTATATTGATAGCGTAGAGACTTACGCTGAAAATCTTAACAAAGAGTTAAACAGTGGTGACACTTCCAAAGCATGTGCGGAGCATATTATGAACTGGTGCAAACTATATAATCATGATCTTGCATCTATTCCAATGCCAGAGTATGACCGAATCTTTAATTTGTATTACCACGACAAACGTGAATCATTTACCGACGAATTTTATATTGAGGAGTTCTAATAATGCAAACCCTAGACAAAGTGCTTATAGCTATCTCACTTGTGTTATTTACCATACTACCTATTGCGAGTTGGTTTGTATGGTAAATATAAACGAAGTCAACAAAGCACTAGCTTTAACATTTCAATCATTGGAATTTATTGAACTTATAAGCACATATGATTATTTATACTGTGAAATAAAGCTTATACTCGTAATGAGATATAGAGATAGGCTAGGCCGTAAAGTCGAAAGCAAACAGAGAATAATAGCCTTTGACAGCGACAGTCTATATAAAGAGTGTTGTAAAGCGGCTAGACGCTTTATGAATAAAGACAAAGGGTCAGGGGGTGAATTAAATGATTCGTAAAAAGTTTGTAGAGGTTAAAGCGACCATTACCGATGGCGAAAAAGATTTGGGCGTATATACTTATGTAGGCAAGCCTATTTCAGACATGCGACTGTTGAAAATGGTACGAAGCGAAACGGGAAACGATTTCGCAACGCTCAAGGGAATTATCAAGACTGATAAAGTCTTTGAAATGACCGAGGACAATTTTATTAAACATGCTACCGTAAAGGAGAATTAACAATGGCTGAATCTTTAGCACTCGTTCGTGAAAATAACGAAACACTCTCATTTGACGAAGCAATTAAAACTGGTGTAAATTCTTATGGAATTGTAACGTCTTTCGACGTTGAAACCGACGAGGATAAACGCCGATTATTTAAGGCACAAAACACCGCCGCCCCACTTTCTGATATGGATGGGACTTATATTGATCTCGTAGACATTGCATTTACTACTTCTTCTTTTATCGGTGGTGACGATGAAACAGAGAAAATAGACAATCCCGCCGTTATCCTTATTGATCAAGAGGGAGAGTGCTATTTCTCCGCTTCACTCGGTGTTTATGAATCAGTAAAGGCGCTTATTAATTCCTACGGAATGCCCAAGACTTGGGATCACCCTATTAAGGTTGTCACGAAAACCCGATCCACTCGTAACGGCCGAACCTATCGTTATTTGGATATGTAATAAATTCTATAAATTCTGGTTATTGGTAGCCTCTACCCCGCAACTGGGGAGGGGCTTATTTTATCGGTTAGGCGGGCGATATGGCTATTAGTAAGAAAGAATTATCTCGTTTGCAAAAGAATGCGCGAAACAAGCTTTACCGCTTGCGCAAAAAAGGCATCACAAACGCTCAAATTAACCAAATGGCAGTGCCTGTTAAATCGTGGGATGAAGTGCAAACTATGAGCACTAGAGAACAAAACGCCTACGCCCGACAGCTGCGAGAGTTTAATTCACGCAAAAATCGAATCGAGACACAGGGAAAATCACTAAATTACGTCTTGCAACGAAACAGTAATATCGCCTTGCCTTATGAAAAAGTCTTTGAATACAGAATCGCCGAAGTCGAACGAAACATAATTAGAGCAGAGCGCCGCGCAAGGCTTGAGAAAATACGCGAAAATGTAGAGCTAAATAAGTCTGATGATGTGATAGAAGCCATTGAATCAATAACGAAGAATTTACCCGAAAAAATAAGCCGTGAGGACTTTGGGCGCGGTGGCACAGAAAATTTAGTGGCACAAGTAGAGCCGCGCAATACTCCTTTTAAATCATTGGAACAATTAGAAAACGCTATAAAGGGATACACTCGCGCCGTTAAAAACGCGCCAAAAACTGATGAAGCTTTGACCAGGCAAAATAGAGGATACATCAACACAATTTCTAACCGTTTAAGTGACGAGGGTTATTTAACAGAAGAGCTAGCAAACATACTCGATAATTTATCGGACGATCAAATATATTACTTGTACCATTACACAGAATTTGACGCTTTGACTTCCGTTTATCGTTATCAGCGAGACTATGACGAGGGGCGTGTCGGCTTTAGTGAAGATACTAAAGGCAGCAATTACGACATAATCTGGAAGATGTTAAACATAGTAAAGAATATATAGCGCTATGGACTATGCAGAGTATGCAGCCGATTTTGAAACAAATACATCCGCGGAGGGGGTAGCCAAAAACCCTGTTTGGGCGTGGGGGCTTTGTTTAGTAGGTAATAATGAGAGTTTTATATATGGCCTATCAATAGAGAGCTTTATAGACACTATTTTAAATCTTAACAAAGCGCGCATATGGTTTCACAATTTGGCTTTTGACGGAAAATTTATAATAGACTATCTGCTAAGACATGATTTTAGGCACGTTGACCAGATAAACGATAATAGGCAATTAACAACCGTTATCGATGATATGGGACGGTTCTACTCGATGAAGTTTCGTGCCATGGATAAGGAAGTAGTTTTTGCTGATAGTTTTAAAAAGGTAACTATGAGCTTAGCAGCAGCCGCCAATACCTACCATCTTGATATGACAAAGGGCGAGATAGACTATAGTACTTATAGGCCATCTGGCCATGAGCTGACGGCGCAAGAATTGGACTACTTACGGCGCGATGTATGTATATTGGCTCAGGTTTTAGAGCAGCGGTTAAAGATGGGTACGAAGTTAACAACTTCTGCCGATTGTTTAGCAGCTTACAAAGATCTAGTAGAACGTAAAAAATTCGATAAATTGTTTCCTAGGCTGCCAAAACGTGCCGACCATGATATACGCAAGTCTTATAAGGGCGGCTACGTGTACGTAAACCCAATACATCAAAACAAGACTTACATTAAAGACGGTGTGTCTTTAGATGCTAATAGTATGTACCCCTACCAGATGCGCTATAAGTCTTACCCCTATGGGGTACCTGAATTTATAATGGATGAGCGGGAATTAGACGGTCTTTATGTTGCATGTATTGAATACACTGCAACGTTAAAGCCTGGGAGCTTGCCGTGTATACAGATTAAAGATAATCCTAAGTTTAACCCCCGCGAGTATCAGCGCAATATTAAAGAGCCATTGATAGGATGGTTTACAAGTGTAGACTTGCAATTAATGCACGATATGTACGACTTAAACATAATTGATTTTTTAGGTGCCTATAAGTTTAATAGCCAATACGGGCTATTTGATGATTACATAGACATTAATAATTACAATAAGACGCACGCAACAAACCCCGGTGAGCGTTTTCAGGCTAAACTTCGCAATAATTCGCTTTACGGGAAATTTGGCCAAAAGATAGAGGGTTCTAAGAAGATACCCGCACTAAGGGATGATGATATTGTTCATTACGAATTGGTAGATGGCGATGAACGTGATCCTGTTTATATCCCTATTGCATCATTTGTAACTGCTTATGCCCGCGACTACCTCATTAGAACAGCGGTAAAGTTTGGCGATAACTATATCTATAGTGATACTGACAGCATCAAGGCGTTCGGCGATGTGCCCGACTGGTTGAAAACCGACCCTAAAAAATTAGGTTATTTCGATTGTGAATATCGTTTTAAAAAGTGCCGATTCATCAGACCTAAAACGTATGCCGTGCAATTAGAAAACGGTGAATATAGTTATACCTGCGCGGGTATGCCGCAAGGTTTGAAGAACGTAATGAGTTTTGACGACTTTAAAATTGGTTTTACTAATGACCTTAAACTCATAAAAGATATTAATAGTATCGATAAAAAATATTTATCGAAAGAATGCTATAAATTGGTGCCTAAGCTGGTAAAGGGCGGAGTTATACTGGAAGAAAGACCGTTTACTATTAGGAGGTAATATGCAAATCGAAATATATGTGGCCTTGGTTGTGATGCTGTTTATAATTCTCGACTTCGTGACAGGAATTATTAAAGCTGCTATCAAGTCTGAATTATCTAGCACCAAGATGCGCGAGGGGCTAATGCACAAGCTTAGTTTTATTCTCGCGTTGATACTGGGATGGTTGTGCGAGTGGTCGATGCCTATATTGGGCTTACCTGATGTATTCGGTGCGGTTTATATGGGCGTTGGCGTATATATTTCGTGCACCGAAATAGTAAGCATTTTAGAAAACCTAGGCGAAATAAACCCCGAATTAAAGACAAGTAAATTTTTATCGTTATTCGGTGAAAATGAAGAATCTAGCAAGGAGGAATAATGACAGTAAACATTATCGAAACAAATCTTTCTTTTAAATCGATGTCTAACCGAAACCGCACTACTCGTATCATCCTGCATCACGCAGCCGCTAAATCGTGCACGGCTGAACAGATTCATCAGTGGCATTTAAATAATGGCTGGTCGGGGGCGGGCTATCATTTCCTTGTGCGCAAGGACGGCAACATTTACCGATTACGACCAGAAAACAAAGTAGGAGCTCATGCATCAGGTTCTAATTCTGATTCATTAGGCGTTTGCTTTGAGGGCGACTTTATGACAGAAACTATGGGTGAGGTGCAACGCAAGGCGGGCGCTGAGCTGGTTTCTTATCTTAAGTCTAAGTACGGAATTTCCAAAGTACAAAAGCACAAAGATGTTTGCTCTACCGACTGCCCGGGAGTAAATTTCCCGTTTGACGAAATTGCTAATACTGGTTCTAGCACCTCTGCTACTACCTCTGACAGTGGCGGCGATGTTGCCATTGATGGCTGGATTGGTGTAAATACCAATAAGAAAGCACAGCGATATTTCGGAACACCTGTTGACGGTGTTATGTCAAACCAAGACCCTAGTCTCAAACGCTATTTTCCGCGCATTGATTCTCGCGCCATTAATTACAACGGCGGTAATGGGTCTAATCTTGTTGGCGCGATGCAACGATTATTCGGTGTAAAAGATGACGGGTTTATGGGGCCGAACACTATTAGAGCAATGCAGAGGTTTCTCGGTGTTGCGCAAGATGGAATTCTTGGGCCAGATACCGCTAGTGCATGGCAGCGGTGGTTGAACGCTCACTGCTGATGCTTGAACGAAGGATGGTTTTAATATACTATTATCTATACAGATAGCGCCGCCGCTTATTAGTAGTTTGTAAGTATCATCAATCGACAAAGCCTTGCGGTTATTGGTGATATAGCCCCTTGTCCCTGGCTCGACGCTATGGCGGTTAAGGTCTATCTGTTAATATATGGGCTATTGGTATATAATACTTACCGATAGCCATAATTTTTTAGGAGGTAAAACGGTGGACATTTTCGAGCTGCTGGCAGGTATTACGGATGAAATTGAAGATTACCCCGCGTATCTATCAAACATTAATGATGCGTTCACGTCATACAATGATGGTCAGGTTGCTCTCATTGAACAGCGCAACCAAGAAATTGAAGAGCTGCGTCGCGAGAATACCGACTTGAAAGCCAAGAATTATGAACTAATCACGGCTGAAACGGGTAAAGCCGAAGAAGATGACGAAGCGCCCGAAGAAGACGAGCTGACTATTGAAGATAAGGTTAAAGAGAATCTATTGAAGGAGGACTAAATGCCTGCAACACTTACCCTAAGTAACGCCGAAGTGCTTAACATGGTACGAAGCGAAGCATCGGCGGGCTACCAGGAACGTATCCCAGCTGCAACACGTGGCAATATCGCGCGAATTTTTGAAACATTGGACGCATATAGCCCAATCATGAACGAGTTTTGCGACTTGCTTGTAAATCGTATCGGCCTTACGGTTTTCCAGACTAATTCATTTCGTAACTCGCTCGCACCACTAAAGCGAGGAGAACAGCAGTTCGGCGGTATGATCCAGGAGATTCAGGGCGGACTAATTCAGGCTGAACGATACGACCCGAACAATACCAACCCGTTTGGAGCTCCAAAGCCTGATATTGAAGTAAATTACTACACGATGAACCGTCAAGATGTTTACCCTATGCGCTACAATCGCGATCAGTTGCGCCAGGCTTTCGTCAACGATGGCGGCCTATCTTCCATGATTAACGATATTCTGGCGATGCCGCTAAAGTCGGATCAGTGGGACGAGTACTTGATTATGCGCAATCTCATTAAGGGCGCACATGACGCATGGACTATGCCGACCGTGCAAGTTCCCGACATTGCAACTGCTGATGACAAGGAAGCAGCAGGCAAAGAAATTGCGGTTGCGATGCGTGAGCATTACTTGATGATGCGCGACTTCATCAAGACGCAATACAACCCAAAGCATATGCCAGTATCAAGTGATGAGCTGGTAATTCTTGGCACCCCTGGGTTCTTCGCCTACTTTGATGTCGAAGTATTAGCCGCTGCTTTCCATATGGACCGCGCGAATTTTATCGCCGATCGAACTATTGTAGTAGATGATTTTGATATTGCAGGCGCGCAAGCAGTGCTCATTGATGCAAGCGCTTATCTTTGTGCTGATAACTTAGTAGCAAACGACACAATTTATAATCCTCGCACGCGTGACTGGATTAGTTACTTGCATCATTGGGGTACTTATGCACTCTCTGATATGCGCAACATGTTGTTATTCTCTTCGACCGAAGTGGATAACTTAGGCAGTGTTACCGCTAAGACCGTTACTAGCGTAAGTCTTGCCCTCACTCAAACCGTAGCCAATAACGCAGCTCTTGAAGCTGGAGCAGAAATTGAACTTACTCCTAAAGTAACGTATAGCGACACTTCCACTGACGAAGCGGTATTTTACTTGATTACTGATCTAAGCGCGACCGCTCCAACTGATACTAGCGCACCTACTCCTAACGTTATTAGCCCTGATACGGGCACGTATGTAGATGATCAGAACGTGTTGCACGTATCACGTAATAGCACGTATGAGACACTCAATATTACGGCCTATGCAGCAGCTAATAATACCAAGCTAGCCAATCTTGAATTGCACAAAGTAGGCTATTCACCAGCTTAAAGAATAAGGGGGAATAATGAATACCGCATTCACCCCCTCGACTTGGCCTGCAGAATCCCGTGTCACGCTTTGCCGCGTGACATGGGATTCATCATATAAAGACGTAGTAGCCTTTGCAGACAAGGAAACGAGGGATAATTATTTCGCATCATTAAACAGTGATGCACTAACACTAGATAATTACTCATATCTAAAGCCTAATGAACCTATTAAGTTAGGTCTACCGTATAGTGCGGCCTATACCTATAATTATTGTGTGGTGGAAAATCCCGCTCAACCCGTGCCAGGTGAACTAACACCGCCTAAGCTTTATTACTTTATTACAAGTGTTGCAATGGTTAATCCGTCCACTACTGCAATCACACTACAGTTGGACGTTTTCCAAACATATCTATTCAATTTCAGAATCAGTCAGGCGTTCGTCGTGCGTGGGCATGCTGCTATTCAAGCAAGCTGTAACGTTGCCAATAACAATGCACCTTATACATGGCGGCGGTATTGTTCAGTTCCTGAATCACTCGACATAGGAAACGAGTACAATATTACTGATGTTCAAGTACTTAATTTATCACTCAATCGATCAGAAGGAGCGGAAGACGTAAACGGTCTATCGTTGATTATTCAATCAACGGGCGATCTTGCGGCTGACTGGGGCACCGTTACTAATCCTTCTTTTAGAACTTCAGATGGGCAATTCACGGATGGTATTATATCGTCTTGCAATGTGTATGAAGTACGGCCAGATGATTATAAAATTTTGTGTGAACGTTTGCGTGAAGCTCCCTGGGTAGCACGTACAATTTTGTCAGTCACGTTGTTCCCAAAGTCGTTTCTCACTGACGGCCCCGACGTGCAATTAAACGGCGTTAACGCGCGATTCTTGGGAACTACACCAGATGAAGGGGAGTTTTGGACTGATAGACAAACGCTTGCTAATAGATTAGGACAATCTATAAGCAGGCGTTATAGGAACCTAAAAAAGCTGTTATGTTACCCCTACTCTGTAATTGAGCTTACCAATTACACAGGTAGCCCGCTTTTATTAAAACCTGAACTAACTAACGAATATTCATTAGCCTTGCGTCAAGTCGCTTGTGCAGCTCCGCCCTACATGCGCCTTGCATTTTACGTACCTTATTATGGTAGTGATGTTGGTGTAGATGGTAACTTGCCAGAAGATAAAGAATATTATTATTTTGTTTTGGACGATAGCGAGCCCAGACGCGAGAGCACCTACCGTCCCGAAAACTATATCGATAATGCCTTGTGGTTTAACAACTTACCAACGTTTAGCATCGTTAACGACAATTACATACTTTATCAGGCTACGACCGTTAACACGCGTAATTGGCAATATAGCGGGGCGGGTTGGACCCTTAATAAATCTAACGCACAAACACAACTTACCTATAGCCAAGCTCAACAGCAATTGGCCAATAATCAGGCAAACATGGATGTACAGAATGCGAGCCGTATTGCTAATGCTGCTCTTGGTACCGTAGGCAATCTAACGGGTGGTAATGTAGGCGGTGCGGTTATGGGACTTGTTGGTGCGGGCGTTGATTATTGGGCGGCTAATGAGCAATTTAACAATAATCAGGCGCTACAGTCGGGATTCGCAACTCAAAACGCCGATCTTGCACAATGGGCAGCTCAAGGAGATTATCAGAATACTATTGCGGGAATCAACGCAACCGTGCAAGATATGGCCTTGTCACAACCGAGTGTTATAGGCCAACAAGGCGGGGACGGTTTTAATCTTTGTAATGGCATTTTTGAAATTGCCATACGTTTTAAAAATATCAATAGCAATATGCAACATGTTGTGGGCGAGTACTTTCTTCGCTACGGCTACGCCATTCATGAATTTATGGAGCTTCCTGAAAATCTAAACTGCATGGAAAACTTTACCTATTGGCAATGTAAAGAGGTTTATTTAAATTGTTCACGTGCTGACGAAGGAGCCAAAGAAACCTTGCGCGGTATCTTTGAAAAGGGCGTGACCGTATGGAGTGACGCAACTAAAATTGGTAATATAGATATTGCAGATAATGACCCGTTAGGAGGTGTAATTTATGACTAAACAACTTAAACCTGGTGAATACCCGACAGACTACCCTATTCCGCTTGCCGATATGGCAATAGGGCGAAATTGGATTAGAGAAAAATACTCTAATAAGTATGAATACTACGATAACCAGGCCTTCATGTTTTGGGAAGATTACCTATCGAATATCGCGCTTGCCGCTTTTAAATGGGAAAACTTACCCGCAGGCATCGACCCGCGCGCCTTAGAGCTTATCTTTCTTAATTGGGGTATGGGCGGGCTGTTTATGGAAAGTGGCGGGTACCTGTTTGCGCAATGCACCCCCGTAGATACGTATAATCTTTATTACAATCCTAACGAAGTAACGTTAGTGAGCCCTGTTGGCCGTACATGGATTAGGCACAATCAGCCGTGGGGAATTGCTGGGGAAGGTGACGAAATAACCTATCGCCCTCGCGATTGTGTAGTGGGCTTTGATAATATGCGCCGTACCCCCTTAAACGCTCATATTAAGTACTTCGCCCGCCGCCTTGCGACCTATGATGCTATAGCAGACTTAAACACGGGCGCCCAGCGCACGCCGTACATAATCCGAACAAGCGAGCAAGCTCTCAAGTCTAACCAAGAGCTATATAGCAAGCTTGAGCGAAATGACCAGGTTTTATACTTAAACGATGCACCAGGTACGGGATTACCAGAAGTGTTACAAACGCAAGCTCCTTATATTGCAGAGGATATTTTTAACAATCAAAAGAAAATTCTCGATCTGGCTATGACTATTTTTGGCGCTGATAATTCAAACACCGAAAAGCGGGAACGCGTACAGACTAAGGAAGCTATGAGCAATAACGAGCAGATTATGTTATTACGCCGCTCTCGTTTAATGTGCCGTGAAAGATTTTGCGAAGAAGTTAATCGCACTTTTAAATTGAAAAAGCCTATTAGCGTTTCTTGGGCGGTACCTCATATGGCGGAGCCTGATGATGCGCGTTATCCGACCCTAACGGGTAATGAAGGGTGGTTATAAATGTTAATTGCGGGAAGCTATGATAATTATTACGATACGCCCGACATTGATAGTCTGATACGGCTTTACGGTTGCGATCTTGGCATGAAAGATTATCCGATATGGGACGAAACAAAGCGCGATTGGTTAAATGAAAAGATTATCAATCATTTTCGTTATAGAAAAATCAGCTCCCAAACGTCAACACAATTTATTTTTTATTTAAATCGCACGTTAGAGGAAAACATGCCCGCGATCAATCCCGTTTTTGTCTCGCTCGAAAAAGCGGCGCAAGACGAAAGCTGGTTATCCTACATGACGGGCGATAAATCTAGTACGGTTAATAATTCAGGCAACGAAAACGAGCAGGTATTTTCGACCACGCCGCAAAATCGATTGTACGAAAACGGCGGTGAAAATTACGCTACTAACGTTACACAATCGAGCGGTACTAACACCAATAACGCAACTACCGAATCAACGCATTACGGTATTAATAACATGGTTTCTACTGCTTTAAGTGAGTGGCTATCGGGCGTGAATAATGCCCTGCAAATTGTTTTTGGAATATTAGAGCCGTGTTTTATACAGGTGTATTAGTAAAGGAGGTAATTACATGAGCATGCTAAATTATCCCGGTGACTTTGATTTTGCTTACCAGGGTTTCCAGTATCCACTGCCGCCAAGCTGGAAATATGCCATACGCTTAGAAGATCAGATACAATGGCTTTTACAAGCTCTTTTAAAAATCAATGATGAAGCGGTTTCACAGTCTATTCTTGATGCTGGGCTAGCTGATAACCTTGAACAGGCTAAAGAATATACCGATGCGTTATATAACGTGCTTAAAAATCAGATCGCGGAAAACTACGAAGAACTAGATGAGCGTATTACCAATATTTATGCAGGTATTAGCAAATGGGCATCGCCCGTGGTGGATGGTAATAAGCGCTATGCACCCTACATTAATAAACAATTGTTTAATGCGTCTAGGCCTTACGCGGCAACCTATGAGGATTTTAAAACTAAATATGGTGAGATGACCTATTCGCAAGTTACTACTGCCTTGCACGATTGGACACTATACCAACTTGCAATTTATTCAGCGGTATTGCTTGAGCTCGTGACATACGGCAACTTTGAGCAAGTATTAGCACGGTGCAAGCCATACCCGATTGATGATACAATGTATATACCGTCAACCCCCAAGACTATTCATACTTGGGATGACTTAAAGAAGTACGGAGCTCTTGCCTATATCGAGGAGGATTAATAAACATGGCTACGACTAACTATTCATTGCCTACGCTTGAAAGTACGGCACTTTTTGACCTGGTAACTGATTATAATGCACTTGCAAACGCAACTGATGCCGCCCTCGCGTCAGTGGCTGAGCTTATTCCAACAGAGACTATTACTGAAATGCAAGGCCAAATTAGCGCATTGCAAACTTTGACTGGTTCACAAGGCACTCAAATTACAACGTTGCAATCGCAAGTGAGCTCCGCAAACGGTAATATTTCTACTTTGCAATCTGGCCTAGAAACGGCTAATGGTAATATTGGCACGTTGCAAACGGGGTTGCAGAGTGCAAATCAAAATATACAAGCTATAAATGAACTAATGAAGCCGTTTATACTCATAAGCGGTTTAAACGTTCAAACCTCTAACGCAAGAATTACGGGAAATGTGTTTTGTAATGCTGCTGCAAAAATACTTGTTTTCAGTGTGAACGCGTCTATTACGTATAACTTCACACGTGGATCAGCCCCAACAATAAGCGCGTTCACCCAAGTGTTGCCCGCTGAATACCGCCCGACGCAAAACAGGCGAATTTTTGTTGGCGATGCTATGAGTGGAACGGCTGCTTGTAATTTACAGCTAGATATTAATGCTGAAACGGGCGCAATCACACCAAATGTTGGCGGAATTAATAACGTCGAAGCGTTTACTGTTAACGGTAACGCTATTCTAATGTACGATATCCCAGTAGACGCTAATAATTCTTAAAAGGCGCGTAACAAAATGCCTGACACCAGAACCATATGCTACTATGCGATGTACGTAATAGGCGAGGTAGAAAGTAATTGGAACTGGCAATCAGTTAACTACAATGACCCCATTACTATTGGAATGATGCAGTGGTACGGTACCCGCGCCGCTGCATTATTAAACCGTATGCAATCAGAGCGCCCGACCGATTTTGAAATGATCGCCGACAGCTTGAAGAGCTCACTCTCAAGCAACGATCAAAACAGCAGATACTGGAATGCGCGATACTTAAATCAAACGGAAGGCGAGAGCGTTTCAAACGCGTTTGCGTCTACCGAATCGCACATAGTCCAAGAAAATCAAGCAATAACAGATTTTGAAGGGTATATATCTACGCTTGAGGGGTGGGGGTTATCACAGGATAACCCCAAACCCCTAATCTTTGCTATGAGCATGTACCATCAATCACCCGCGCAAGCTGGCAAGGCAGTAGCTACTGCGGGCGGTAGTGCTACGCTTGATAGAATATACCAAGTCTGTTTAAACAATGGCGTATTAGGACAATACCGCACCCGCTACACTACCGTTTATAATCGCTTGAATGAGTGGGATGGTGAGAGTATGCCGCCCGATTTTGGCCAAAATGGCGGCGCCGGAACGGGCGAGGGCGGCGAGAATAGCGGCACGCAAGAACTAGCAAACGTTATATCTCATATCACACTTTATAATAATACGCTCACGATATACGGCACTGATGGACTTGAAAACGGGCTTGTTTGTGTGCCTGTTTCACCGCAAACGTGGAAGCCTACACTCAATAACACAGGCGAAGCAATCACAGGCGGAAACACGGGCGGCGGATCTGCTACAGGCACCGATGCGCAAAACAAACTTGTAGAGTTTGCAAAATCATGTTTAGGAAAGTTTCAATACAGCCAGGGCGCGGGGCGGCTATCCCCTGAAACGTCAGGTTATACTGACTGCAGCGGTTTTTGTTGGTACTGCTACCAGAAAATTTGTAGTCTTGAAATTGGCACCTGGACAGGTGCACAAGCTGAACAGGGGCAACAGATAGCAACAGGAAGCGGCGGCAATCTACCAGAGGATATTATGCAGCCCGCCGACTTGATTATTTTCGGTTACGGGTCTAATACAACGCACGTTGAGATGTACATAGGTAATAATCAATGTATCGGTCATGGGTCAGGACAGGGGCCCAAATTGCGAGAAGATGCAAACGCGTATTGTGCTGGTAATTATAACTGGAACAGTTGGCAAGTAAGACGATATGTTAATATCTAAGTTATGAGCAAGTATTGGAACATAAACAAAGCACTATCATACAATGCAAGTATTATATTGGTAGCTGGTGCGCGCTCAATTGGTAAGACTTATACCACGCTTAAGCATTGTGTTAAGCGCTTTATTAAGCACGGTGAAGAGTGTGTTTATATCAGGCGCTATGAGCCAGAACTAAAGGCAGTTAAGAAGTACGTGTTTTCTGACGTTGCAACCGATAAAGACTTTAAAGACTATGTTTTTAGGCTGGTAGGGTCAGAATACCAGATAGCAAAGCAGCCAAAGGATAAAGAAAAACCCGAATGGCGAACGTTCTGTTATCTCCTCATAGCTTCACGTTATCAGGATTATAAAGGCATACCGTTTCCTAAAGTGAAGTATATCGTTTGGGACGAGTATTTGCGAGAAAATAACAGGCCGCCTGGTTATTTAACTGATGAGGTAGGCGCGATATTGTCCTTACTTATTACGATCTCACGTAAGCGGCGAGATGTTACGTTTTTCTTGCTTACTAACTCGTGTAATATCGTAAACCCGCTATTCAGGTTTTTGCATATCAAAAACGAACCGAAAAAGGGATACACTCAATACAAGCTAGGCACCACCAAAGACGGTGCCGACATTGTGTTGCTTATTGATTATGTACCGCCAGAGAGTTTTCAAGATGAATCACTAAACACTATCGGCGGCGCTATTGCTGATGGCACTAAGTACGGCGATTATATTACGGGTCAAATGCTGTGCCGCTCTTTTCCAGAATGGCGATAGCTCCCTTTTGGCTGCCAAACACCG